GCCGTGATCGTGCCGGCGTTCAGACCGAAGCTCACCCCGTTACTGTCCGCAAACGAGACTTGCGTCAGGTTATTGGAGGTCGTCCCCGCTGAGAAGTTGACGCTCGCCGCAGCGGCAGGAGCCACGCAGACCGAGATACCATCACTGGCAATCGTCCCTGACGCATTCGTGCCGAAGAAGCCCGCTGTCGCTTGAACGAAATCAGTCCCACGGTTGGACGCCATCGCCGTGGTGAGATACGCCCCCGAGGACTGGTAATCCGTCTTGACGGTGGCGGTAATCGTGGACCCGTTCAACCCGAAGGACACACCATTCGAGTTGGAGAACACCACCGAGTTCAGACCGCTGCTCGTCGTCCCTGCCGAGAAGTTCACGCTCGCCGCAGCCGGAGCCGCGACAGAGACCGAAATCGCGTTGCTGGCAATGGTCCCAGAGGCGTTCGTGCCGTGGAAGGCCGCGGTAGCAGCGACAAAGTCCGACCCCCGGTTGGAGGCCATCGCGGTCGTGAGATACGCCGGCAGGTTGATCGAAATCCCTGCCGTGTCCACCGTCAGCGATCCCCCGGTCATCGCGCTGACCGTGCCGGCGTAGTTCGTCCGCACGGTGGCGGTGACTCGGGTCGAGCCAGACATCCCGAACGAGACGCCATTGCTATTCGAGAAGACAATCGTGCCCGTATTCCCGGACTGCGTCCCTGCGGAAATCGCCGCGCCACCTCCACCCCCGGAGCCGGGGGCATAGTCCTCCCATGTCGTCCCATTGGACCGCTGGAGGTTATTGGCTGGACTTCCATCCGTCTGGCAATACAGCGTCCCAGGAGCCACCGTGGTGGCGGCGGGCTGCTGGGCGACGGTGCCGATGAGGATGACGTCGGAGAGTTCAGCCATTACGCGAATCCATACGAACCCCCGGCAGTCGTCCCACCCGCAGGACGCAGTAAGAACGACACCATGCAGACGGTCGTGTCACTCGCCGCCGCTGTCGTGGACCATGTGGGATTCGCAGCGGCCGCACTCGTCTGGATCAGATACGCCGTCGCAATCGTGGAACTGTTCGCATTCCCGCTGACCTGATCCGCAATCGTAAAGCCGCCACCGATGCTTCGTGTCCCAGAGGTCGTCCCGTCCGCATAGCCGGTCACCAGTAACGCATTGTCACTGGACGGCGTAATGCTACCTGGTGCCAACGTCTGCGTCGAGGCATTGTGGTTGACCGTCGTCAACTCCATGCCGCCAAAGCTCCCCGAGAACGCCAGCACGGCAATCGCCGGGAAGTTGTTGGTCAAGGCCCCATAGGTAAAGGTATGACTCGCGTTCGTAATGGGGTTGACGATGACGTAGATGTTGTTCCCATAGCCGGCCGTGCTGGGTGATTGCGCACAGCGAAAGTAATTCGTATTCGTTTGGCTGTCAGAAATCGGAGACGCCAACAACCCGTTCGCCACAATCACGATGATCGTCGCCCCGGTCGTATCGATCGCAGTGGAGGTCACCGTGGTGCTACCAGACGCCACATTCGCGGTGTGCGACAGGAGGGACCATGCCATTAGACCGTCACCGTCAGGATGAGCACTACGCGGGTGATCGTGGTAATGGAATCCAGGTTGAACCGCAGCGTATCGCCTGCCGTGATTGAGGTCGTCCAGCCCGTCAACGTGGTGTCATCACTCGTCGTCGCACTACTGAGCGTCGGAGGCGCACTCGAGGTGATCTTGTCAGCCACGGTCGGGGGATAGTTCGCGTAGGTGTCCTTCCAGACGTTCACGACCGCCGATCCGCTCTGATCCGCCAGCATCCGTGCGCCGGTAATCGTGCAGGTATACGGGACCGAGACGTCGCCTTTCACCCCCGTCGAGGGCACCGACCCGCCGCCGTCAATCGTGAAAGTAATCGCCCGTGTCTTGGCGGCCGTCTTCAGCGTGGTCGCTAATGCCCCCGAGGTCGTGACATCGCCGGTCAGGTTGGCAACGGTGATATCGACTCCCCCGTTCCCCTTGATCAACTGCCCAGAGGTCAGCGTGCCGGTGTGTGTAACAGTCCCCGTCCCGCCTCCCCCAGTCGCCACCCATGCGGCTAACCCGAAGTCGTAGGCGTATTCGGCTTGGAGGTCAGTGTCCCACCACAGATATCCTTGGGAGGGACCAGACGAAGGGGTGGGCGCACTCGGCGTGAACGCCGTGCGCTGCACGGTGGTGCCACGAGCCAGAAAGCGGTTGATGGTGGCGTCACTCATGGGTAAGCCACGAAGATCAGATTCCCTGCGCCATCCGTCACGAAGACTGGCGGTTCAGCGCCAGTCACCATCGGCACCCAGCTACTCCCACCCGTCCCCGTCGTCCACGGATCCCAGGTGGAGAGATTCGAGCGTTCGATGACCAACTCATCGGTGACGTAGTATAACGTCCCTTCCTGCACCGTGCTTGCGGCAGGTTGGGCGGCCCGAGTGCCTTGCTGGAGGATCTTCCGCGTCTTGGCGAAGGCCATCTAGGTTCTCAACTGGGGCACCATGATGGTGTCCCCGTTGGCGAAGATTAGCTCCGTCTGTGGAATGTCCCCATCCGTCAGCGGGGACCAATACCACAAGCCCAGATCCCCATTGTCGGTAAACGTCACGCTCTGTGCCCCAGCATCCGTCGTGATCGTGATGCCAGACCCAGCGATGAACTGCACCACATCCCCGGAGACGAGGGCGGCCACCGGATCCTGTCCCGTGACGTCAATCGTCCCAAACGAGGGGACTGGAGCGGTGGGAATCGGCGGGACGATCCGAGCGGCGTCAATCTGACCCGTCGCCGCATCCATGCCCTGCTGCAACGCCGCCAGCCAGATCGGGTCGATAATCCGCTGCGCGTTGGTGACTTCCTGATGCTGCGGGAGGCTGATGCTGCCGAAGAAGTCCCCGCCTTCGACTGGACCGACCGTGAAGGGCGTGACCGTCCCCGGCGTGCTCGAGCCGAAGACCAAGGCGCCAGAAGCGGTGGTCCCGAGGGTCGTGCCACCCGTCGTAATGTTCAGATCCGCCACCCGGATGTCGGTCGGGGCTTCCCCGGTGCTGACACTCCAGCCGATACGGATAGTGGTCGCCGTCAATGCAAGCGCATCGGGGTTGAACAGGTTCGCGGAAGTCGCCAGCACATATCCGGTCGAGGCCGTCGCAGGACGGATGGTCAGTTGGGTATTCGTCAGCTCCACGACGTAGATGATGGTCCCCACCAGCACCGGCACCATCGCCGCCACGGTGTCAATGCGAGGCGCGAAGGACTGGAGGGCACCGGTGGTTGCGGCCGCGAGATGCCACGCCCCAGTCGTATCCTGGTAGGCCACCGAGCCGTTCTTGGCGCGCATCCGGTTGCTGCCATCGAGGACACTCGTGTTGACCGTCCAGAGTCGTGCCCCGCCCGCTGAATACCCTGCCAGCCCGTTGTCTGCGGAGAAGTTCTGAATCAGGTAGGCGCGGCCGGTTTCGTCAATGTCCCCAAGTCCAGCTAAGGGAAGGACCGTGCAGGTTCCTACGGTGTTTCCACTGGCAAACGGGATCGTCGCGCTTCGGACGCCCTTCAGGACGCCCCCGGTCATAAACGCCGCCCACTCGCTGTTCCCGGCCCTGAAGTTCTGCGCGGCGTCGGTGGCGCCGGTAGACGTGCTGTCCAGCGTGGTCAGGGTGTCCGTGGCGACGACCAATTGCAGGAGGCTATACCCACCCCCGAGATCCGCCTGCCCTGCACAGGTGCCGTCAGACAGCCAGCCCCAGCCGCCGCCTGGATGCCCCGCAAGAGAGGCCGGAGTCGCCCCGTCAATCCCAATCGTCCCCCCACCCTGTCCTGAGAGGATCGTGCCAGTCGTGGGTGACAGACGCATTACGAGGTGCCTTTCTCGGCGCCGAAGTAGGCATTGAGGAGCGCCCACTTCACCGGGTCGCTCATCGCCACCTTGAACACTCGGTCCCGTGACCGGCCGAGCGGTTGCTTCAGCATGGCCCGCCGACTGTATTCGCCCTGCTTCCCGGCCGATAGGAAGTGTTCATTGCTCCACGTATGCCCCCCGTCATCCGACCACTGCAGGATGACCTGTGGGTCACTGCCTTGCCCAGTCGAGAGTCCCACCCCGGCCTCGACATCGATCTGGAGCCACTGGTAGAAAATCCACTGCTGCTCATCGGAGAGGTGCCGGAAGATGCGCTCGCGGCGGATCGGAGTCAAGACAGGAACGCTGGGAGGAAGCGGGACAATCGCCTCGCGAAGAATGACCAACGGACAGGAGGTGGAATGCCCAAATCGCGCCAACGGTGTGGCGCTAGCCACCGCATCATAAACCCCGTTACTATAGGATACATGCTGCACGGTTGAGAGGGCTGATCCGTCGCTCACCTTTACATTCACAAATTCGGACACCCCGTCAGGTGTCGTCAGGAACGTCCACAACCAGAAGGAATTGGGGTCGTCAATCGCATGCGTCAGCCGATTCAGTTGTCCATCGGTCACAGCATAGGTGTGCAGCGTGGCCCCGGCGTTGTCGAAGGCCCGCACGAAATAATCCTTCGTCACCGTGTTCTTGATGTAGCCCGCAATGAGCGTCCCATCCTGTAAGACCAGCAGATCACGCACAAACGAGTGAGTCGCATTCGCCGCCACAAGATCCGCGAGCGCCACATTGTTGACGAGATCCCATCGACGGATCGGCTCGTTCGCGCCACTCCTGACGTAGTAGAGGATCGTGCCGTCCAAGGACGGGGCCATCGCCCACGGGGTCCCTGTTACCGTCCATTGGGTCCCTCCGACGAGGCCAGCATCGCTAATCGTAGAGACTATACTGCCATTGACCACATAGAACGTATCCACTTGGTTGCTACTGATCGCATGGATCGTCCCCACTGCAGGGTAAGCAATATCCATGATCAGCGAGAAATCAGTATCGTAAAGCTTTAGCACTAACGCCGTTTCATCATTGAACAGACTGATCCCGCTAGGCAGGATCTCACCGGCTTCACCGGCAGGGAATGGTCCGATGAAACTCAGCGGATCACCCGTGGCGGCATTCAGGAGCGCTAACGGAAACCCAAAGGTGTCATCGTTGATCGCAATGGACCCGACAGGCGCAGCACTCGTAGGGCCAAGCACGCCGGAGATGGTCACATCAGTGCTGATCGGGACCGATGACTGCACCTTGATGTAGATCAGCACTCCGTCCGACTGCGGCACCTGAAACGGCTTACTAAAGATATTTGTCATGCCCAGAAACGTGCTGGTGGCATCCGCTTCATAGACCGTCGCCTGTAGATCGGTATCTACCGCAATGTCGGCATAGGCCCAAAACCCAGCCAGCACCTCTGACGCATGCCCGGTATACGAATACCATGCATACAGCCCATCCCCGAAGTCCTGCGTGATGGTCTGCGGCAGCGTGCTGAAAGCCGTCGCAGTCGCGGCGGTGCTATTGCTCGGAAACGTCGGAGAGGCCACATACGTGACGGACCCGTTCACGATCCAGCAGTGGTTCAGACCCGTCAGATCCAGCGTGTCGGAGGTCAGCGGGCAATCCATCCAGAGATTCGCCGTCTTCACGGCGGTCGTGGACTGCAGTTCTGCCAGAATCTCCGTTTGGCTCAGGGCTACGGTCCACTGCCGGCAGTAGGCAAGCGAGTAATCCCCCACGCCCGTGGAGTCGCCCCCCAATAGGTCGTAGGTGCTCGTCAGATGGGAGAGATCCTGCGTCACGTTCCCAATCAGCGTCCCGTTGCGGTAGTAGCGCTGCGTCGTCCCTGAGGTGACCCAGGTGTGATAGACCCAGACATCGGCACTCGCACTCGCGGTGTGCGTTTCGACCGACGTATCGATGTTCAGGGCGAGTTGGTCCCGTGGGGTGTCGTTCTGGACGATCCGCCCATACTGCGTGTAGGTCGAGGGCGTGAGGTTGATCGACGCCATCGCCAGATTCTTCCCGCCTGCGGTCGGAATTGTCCCCTGCTTCGTCCAGACACACCACGTCCGATTCCCTGCGGTCGAGAGGAGATCAGTCGTGCGCGTCAGGTAGTCAGCCGCGGTCGAGAGGAAGACGGCCATCAGGAACAGCCGTTCGGCGTGTCGAGGAACCGGAACATCTGGTAGGTCGTCCGATAGGTGGAGGCACTGGTTCCTACGCCGAACCGCACGCCGAAGGTGAACACACGCGTGATGGGATTGAAGTCCACACCAGTCACATCGTGTGGAGGACTATCCGCGTGCTGCCCGTTGGTTGGGAGCGTGCAGCCACTCACCACGAACGGCACATCGACGGAGGGCTGAATCGAGGACGGATTCGCGCCAAGAGCCACCGCGCCGAGATCATCGGCGGAATAGACGACGAGGTCATACCGCCAGCCTGCCGCATTGACGGTGTTCGTATACCAGACCCGTCCGGTGTTCCGCATCACGATGCAGACCAGCCCTGAGAAGTTCGGCGTGTCAATCCACGTTCCGCACTGGTAGCCCCAATCCGCCCACGTCGTATACCCTGTCGCACCGGGGATGCGTGGATAGCCTGAGTCCGCGCCGATGTCGTTCACGTAATCCGTGGGGCGGTGCATCCGCTCCTGGTAGGACAGCGGGAAGTTCACCGGGCCGTGCGTGGAGTAGGGATACCCGACCAACTGCGTCACGGGAATCGCCGTGGTTGATCCGGTCGTCGGAGGCGCAAACGCCGCCAGCGCAATCCCCATCGAGGCTGGACCCGTTGCGACGAGGCTCCGATACATCCCATAGCCCACCGCCAGCCTCGGCACACTGTAGGTGCTCTGGAACCACGCGGGGATCTCTGTGACACCGCCATCAGTCAGTTTCGCGTTGTAGCTCTGAAACAGCCAGTTGCCTTCGCTGACGAGTTGCCCGTTGACAAACGACCCTCTCGAGAGCGTCTTCGAGGTTGTGGGCGTCCCGTCATAGTTGTTGTGGCAGGTCTGATAGAGCTTCTGGTCGAAGCAGTCCCAGTGCAGCCCCCACGGCATCTTGAACTGACACGTCAACGACCCGACCGTATGACAGTTTGTCAGCGTCCCCGTGAAACTGGAGGGCACATCGCATTCGACGACTTGCGGAGCATTCGGGAGGAGGTTCGTCACGAAATAGAGCTTGTGATCCGCCGCGCCCGTCTTCCGCAGCGCCAGCCCATTTCCGAGCGAGGGCGTGCCGAGCGTTCCCCCCTGCGCGGGACCAGTGACGGTGCCGAGATAGGAGAACTGCGCGATGCCGGGCACCAGCTTCGACATGGCTAACTCAGAATCATCCCGTAAAAATGCAGGCCACAGAGCAGACGGCCAGTCTCGATACTGACCGGCCCGTGAAACTTCACATGTCCCACCACTCGCGGGGAGAGCGCCTGCGGCATGACGGGGCGATGACATCGGACGCATTCGCCCTTGTCTCTCGCCCAGATCGCCTCAACCACGCGCTTCTGCCGGTCCACTTCCGCCTTCCGCGCTGAGACTTTCGCGGCTCGCAGTGGATGCAGCCTCATACGAGGTCGTCCGTATACTGATCCAGCGACTGCACATAGACCGTGTTGCTCGAGCGACTGCCGACCATGTGCTTCCCGAAGCCGTAGCAATGACACCGACCGATATGGGGCTTCCAATCCCGAATCGTCTCATCCCACAGCGCCCGTTCATGCCACTGGCTGGTCGCGATGTCGTAGACCGGAGAGGTCGGCAGATTCTGGAACAGCATCTGGTAATTGAGATGTCCTGACTCCTGCCACGTCCATCCGATCACGTTATCTGTCGGAGGGACGGTTTCCATGTAGGTCTGAATGCCAGGGTTGGAGACGATCTGCGGGGTATACCCGTTCATCCGCACGACCTGACGCACGCCAAGAGAATCCTGCGCCTGATACAGCAGCGTGTTATCCGCCTGCACCAGCGAGAACGGCGACAGCACCCCATGCTCTACCAGGGACTGCGGAATCGGCTGGAAGGGGATATTCAGATCCCCCGTATCCTCATACGGCAGAGAGTGCTTGGACCCAAACGCCCAGAGGATTTCGTGACTCACCCCAATCGCGACGAGGTTGTCTGAGAACTTGCTGACCTCAAAGACATCGAGCGGGTCCCAACTCGTCCCATCGAGCAGGGCCGACAGATACATCTGCCGTGAACCGCCCTTCATCACGATGAAGTAGTCGTCAAGAAACACGCCCATCAGCGCCGGGGTGAGGAAATTCACCGATGAGACGTGCGTCATGATGTTCGTGGTCAGGTCGATGATGTAGATCAACCCTCCCGCGGTCACCATGACCTGGTTCCCCGCCGTCCCGTTGCTCGAGAACGTGACCGGGTTGTCATCGACGCCGATGTCTAAGGGATACGGAACGACCTCCCCAGACGCGAACAACTCGCAGACGAACGCTCCGCCTACGCCCCACACACGGCCGTCCTGAGAGAACAAGCCACGGATAGGCCCAGCAGACAAGGCCCAGCCCGGTATCAGCCCAGCGGTGCCATAGAGCGCCCCTGAGGCGTTCTTCCCCGAGCCTCCGCCGTCATTGCCTTCGGGATAGAGGTTGATGCTGCGCTCGAGGTTCTGGTTGCGACTCCGCGCCGGCCACGAGGGGCCGACGACGTTGGGGATGGTCGCCATCAGGCAAAGGCCGTGATGATGCCCTTGGTAATCGTGATCGTTTTGCCGACCAATCCAGCCGTCGTGACGGTCGTATCAATCCCGGCCGCCGCCCCGACATGGTACGTCGCGCCCTTCACGTCCCCACTCGCCACCACGTTCGTGGCGTTCGCGGTGGTCGCCGTGACCGTCGTGATCGTCGCGGCCGTTGCCGTGAGCGTGCCGGCGGCCAACGGGTCCGCAATGGTCAGCGGATTCCCCCCGGACCCATCCCCCGCGAGGCCCGTGCCGACCGTGACCGTCGTCGCCCCGGTATTGATGAAGACTGCGACATTCGACATGGCTACACCGCCACCAGCGTGGTGTTGACTGTCCCGCCGCCGCCAATCACCGTGGAGATCCGCGTGCGGACCCAGGTGTAGGCGATGTTGCTGATCGTGACGACCTTCTGCTTCCCACCCGAGACATCTGAGGCATTCACCGTGGTAATCGGACTCCACGTCCCGGCGTAGATCGCGTCGGCGGCGTTCGCTGGGTCGTAATCAGCCGTTTCCAGCGTGATGACTCCGCTGGAGGTCGTGCCCGCCCCGGTGACGTAGAGGCTCAGATTGGAATACCCGAGGATGAGCACTGGCGTGCAGACCGCAGCGGTCGCTGTTTCCAGCTTCAGCAGAGGCACGCGAAGGTAATTCAGAGGACCGGCAGCCATGCGTGCTCCTAGTGGTTCGCGTTGAAGTCGTAACCTGAACGGTAATTGAAGGTGCAGCGGTTCCGGTTCTGGCTCGGCATCCCGCTGTCCTGCGTCGTCAACTCCGGGGTCAGGTCGTTGTTGATGAAGATGCGATTTCTGGCTTCCCGCGCTTTCTTCATCGTCTGCGGCAGTGACGCAATCCCCGCTGCGCCCATCCCCGGCGCGATGTCTTCCGCCAACGTGAGCATCAACGCGTTCTGATACCCCGGCGGCAGGTTGATCGTGCTGTTGACCGTGACCTCGTCCAAGACCTTCCGCACGGCCAACTGCAAGCCATACGCGGTTGTCGGCTTGGGCCAGAAGTGCAGCGTGCCGTTCGGCCACCCGGGTTCGTAGTAGCAATCCGTGGGAAACGTCGTGGTGATGGCTCTGACGTTCAGCCCGAGCCACCACTGCCAGTCCCGCATCATGATCGGGTTCTGGACCACGGGCGTCTGGAGGTTCAGCAGGACATTCCCGCCTTCAATCGACACCGGACGCACCGTGACGGTAAAGTCCGCCGCGGTGGGTCCGATGGTGTAGTCCTGCTGGTTGGGGATGAAGGTGAACTCGGGAAACTCCTCCGAGAACACCGCCTCCCGCTGGGCGTTCCAGTTGTCGATCAGTTGCTGCAACCGACCGACCGCAAACGCCATGTTCTCCGGCCGCACAGCTTCGCCTTGGGAGATCGATTGGATCTCCAGGAGCGCATCCGTGCAGAGCACCCGAGCCGTAACGGACGGCATCAGTAGTCGCCGTTATAGACCCACGTAATCGTCACCGTGCCGCTCCACGTCGTCGTGGCATCGGCATCGATGTCGGAGGCCGTCGGCACGCCCACGTTCAGATACACCGGAGATGCTGTCCCAGTGCCATCCAGACGAATGACGGTCGTGCCCAACTGCTTCCCATGCGCTGCCGCCGCCGCCACGTTGATGACCGTGCTGGAGGTCGTGGAGTAGGCGTTGACGATATCCTGCTGCGTCGTGACCAGCGTGCCGGAATCCTGCGTAGTCGTCGCCACCGACCCGACACCCGTGGACAGCGTCTTCCCGCCGTTGAGCGTCGTCAAGATCGCGGAGGTCGTGGTTTCCGCAATGCTCGATGTCGCGCCAAGGATGGCGATGTTGCCTTCGGGGAACGTGTAAATCTTCGTCCCACCGCCGACATGGGCCTGTGAGAGCGCAATCGGCAGACCCGCGAGCGTCAACACGGTGTAGTGAAACGCTCCAAACCCACCTTCTGCTGCCGTCACGCTTGAGGCGGCGGTCCCTGCCGCCGTCCCGCCCAGTCCCGTCACCGTGGGATTGGTCAGGGTCGCGTGATCGATCAGCACGGTCCCTGTGAGGTGCATATCTGCCGTGGGCTGAAACGATCCCCCGGCCTGGTATTGACTCATGGCTGCTCCTGCGTCTTTTTGGGACGACCACGCTTCTTCGCCGGTTCAGGCGTCGGAGCAACAGGCTCCGGCGTGGCCGTATCACTGGGACTCGACAGTTCGACCGACAGGGTCCGGGTGGGGTTCATCTTGTCCCACACCCAGAACCCTTCGGCCAATGCGCGCTCCCGCTCTGCCTCATCGGCCGCGATGCGATGCCTGCCGTTCGGGCCGTAGAGGAAAAACGGCATTTAGAACGTCGAGTGCAGACCGCAGTAAACGGTATACGTCGCGCTGCCCACCGTGGCATTCGTGATGTAAACCAGAAACTGCTTCTGCTCCGCCGTGATGACCGTCGCCGTGCCCGTCACGGTCACCCCAGTGCCCAACACCACCGTCAGCGTCGAGTCGCCCGAGTTCTTGATCTGGAACTGGAAGCTGGACCCGACCTTGACGCCAGGAATCGCCGCAATGAGCAATTCCGCTGTCGGCATCGCCGCATTCTGCGCGTCCTGACAATCGACAATCAGGAACCCGCCCATGATCTGCGCGGCCGTCAGCGTAATCGCGCCAGATCCCGTGCTCGCCACCGTCGAGGTGATCACGAGGTCAGGAATCGGGATGGACCCCATCGTGGGTTCGCCACGAAGGGGAGAGAAGCCTGCACCGAAAATCGTTTCCTGCGATGAATTGGTTGCCATTGGTCAGTTCCCCTTATGCCGCGCAGAGAATGCGGGTCGCGCAGTTGTTGGGGCGCAGAGGACCGAAGCCCATCAGCACATCGAAGCGATTGATCATCTTCGACTGCTGCGGGTCGAACATCCGCACAAACCGAATCGCAATGCCCGTCTCCGGGTCGCGCGTGTTCGAGGCGAGTTCGACCGCCTTCGGCGTCTCGAGCTT